CTGTCGGCCGCGATCCAGCACGCCGGCGGGAGCTTTTACGACGACAACGATCTGGAGAGCGGCTGATGGGTGTCTCGTCCATCGTATCGACAATCCGCAACTGGTTCTTCGAACCTGAGCGGCGCACGCCGTCGCCCGAAGATCCTACGTTCTCCCTGCAGGACCCCGACGCTTGGGATGCGTTCTTCGGCGGCGCCGACACCGACGCCGGCGTGAAGGTCAACCATAAGAAGGCGCTGAAGTACTCGGCGGTCTGGCAGGCGGTGTCGCTGATCTCCGGAGACGTCGCGCGGCTGCCGTTGAACGTCTATCAATACGTCGGCGACGAAGGCGACCGGAAGATTGACAGCATGCACGCGGCGTATCGCCTGGTGCGTCGCAGGGCTAACCGCGAGAGCAGTGCATTCCGCTTCTGGCGGAACGTGATGGTGCACGCGCTGATCTGGAACAACGCTTACGTGTTCATCGACCGCGACGGCCGCGACAATCCGTTGGAGCTCCTGCACCTGCTGCCCGATCGCACCGCTCCGGAGCGGAAGAATCGCAAACGGTTTTACGTGACGGAGGTCGCCGGAAAACTGGAGCCGATCGATGCGAAGAATGTCCTGCACTTCCACGGCATCTCCACCGACTGCATGGAGGGGCTGGACCTGGTGAAGCACGCGCGCGAAGACATCGCCTTGGCGTTGGCGGCGCGGGGCTTCGCCTCGAAGTTTTTCAAGCACGGCGTGCGCACGGGCGGCATTCTGGAGCTGCCGGCGGGGATGAGCAAACCCTCGCGCGACAAGATCGAGGAGGGGTTTAAGAAGCATCACGAGGGTCCGGACAACTGGTTCAAGACGGTCATCCTCCGCGAGGGGGCGAAGTTTCACTCGACGTCGATTGCGCCTGGTGAAGGCCAGATGACCGAGACGCGCGAGCAGCAAGTCCGCGAGGTCGCACGGTTCTACAACCTCTCGCCGTCGCGGCTCGGCATCCGCGAAGGGGGCGGCTACAACTCGCTGTACGCCGACAACCAAAGCTATCTCGACAACACACTGGCGCCGTGGCTGGAAGAGATCGCCAGCGAGTGCTGGATGAAGCTGTTGTCCGAGGAGGAGCAGACGAGCGAGAGCCGCTACTTCGAGCACAACACGAACAAGCTGTTGACGATGAGTCCGCTCGAGCGGCATCAGATCTACTCGATCGGGCTGCGCAATCGGATGTATCGGCCGAACGAATGCCGGCGATTCGAGAACCTCAACGGTCTGGGGCCCCAGGGAGACGAGCTGCTGCCGGTAGCCGGCGCCGGTACCGGGCCGGCGAAACCTGCCGGCGGCGCCGACAAAGGTGGCGATCCGACCGCGAAGGGGGACGTCGTCGATCCGGAGCAGCAGGAGGAAAAAACGTCGAAGTACCCGTTGGCCGTGCGCCGCGTGCTGTTCGCGATCGCCCGCCAGGCCCGCCACAAGGCCAAGAACCCGCGGGCGTTCCTGGAGATGATCGACGGCGGGATGCCCCAGTTCCGCGCGGAGTTTTCAGCCAATGGCGACGACGCGCTGTTCAACACGGTGTTGGCCGGCCTGCAGGCCTGCGCGGCCCGCGCCACGGCCGACCAGCTCGCCGGCCAGGTCGACTCCTTTGTGAGTCAGTTCGAAACGTAATTTCACCCTTTCACCTAAAGGCTAAAGATGGAAACTCGCACCACTTTTCACCGCGGCAACAAGAAGCTCGAGGCGCGGCTCGACGGCGAAGGTGACAACAAAAAGATCGTCGGTTACGCCGCGGTCTATTACGACGGCACGCCGGAGACCGAATACGAGCTGTGGCCCGGCGTCCGCGAGCGGATTCTGCCGGGCGCCTTCGACGGCGTGTTGGGCAACGACGTGCGCGGGCTGTTCAACCACGATGTCAACCAGGTCCTGGGGCGTACAACGTCCGGCACTTGCCGGTTGTCGGTCGATAGCGTGGGCCTGCGCTATGAGATCGAGCCGCCTGACACACAGTGCGGCCGCGACACGAAGACGGTGCTGGCGCGCAAGGACGTTACCGGCAGCTCGTTTTCGTTCTGTACGAAGACAGACCGTTGGACGCGGAACGACGACGGGACGGAGATCCGCGAGCTGGTCGAGATCCGGCAGCTCTTCGACGTCGGCCCGGTGACCTTCCCGGCCTACGAAGCTACGACGGCCGGCGTGCGGGCACAACGGGACAGCGGTGGCGTGGATGAAGCCCGGGCCTGCTATGACGCGTGGCACGCCGCCCGTGACGCCGAGGCGGTCGAGGTCGATGCGCGGTGGGCGGAGATCTCCAGCCAGTTCGATTCCCGCTAGGGGTTCCCGTGAACGGCCCGGTCCGCTCCAGTAAGCCGCCATGCGACGCGGTGCGATAAGTCCCGCAAAAGTGGAGCGCAAAGTGGAGCGCGCCAGCAGTATTTCTGGGCGGCGACTCTTCGTCGCCGCGAGCGGCCATTTTGTTCCCGGTCGAAGGCGACATACGCTCGCGTTTGACATTCGGCCGGTTCTCCGGCCAAGCAACACTGACCCGAGCGCCGAAGAAGCAGCAGGTCATACGAGTCGCCACGGGCGACCCGGTGCGCCGCTGCTTTTTTCATGCGCGGCTGCCGGCGACACATCGAACCACTAGCACACGCCGAAGACCATGACCAAGGCCGAACTGCAAGCCAAGCGCACCGAGCTCGCCAACACGATCAAGCAGAAGCGCGACGCCTTCCACGCGGGCGGTAAGAAGTGGAAGGACGAAGCGGAGCGGCAGGCCTGGGACCAGGTCAACAAGGATTACAACGACGTCGAGACCAAGCTCGACGAAGCCCGTAAGCTCGAGGAGGCGGCCGACGCCGTCGATAAGCGCTGGGAAAAGATCGAGGCCGACCTGGCCCGGTCGACCAACGACAAGGGCATCGGCCTGGAAGACCGCGACGGTGCTTCGCGCGGTGGCCGACGCAGTCGCCGCGATCGCCGGCAAGGGCGCGACCTGCCGAACGAGGACGTCCGCTGCCTGGCGTTCCAGGGCTACTGCCGCCGCGAGATGGGCGAGCAAATCCATCGGCGGCACGCCGAAGCCATGCGGCAGTGCAACCTCCGCGGCGGCAAGCTGCGGTTCGGTCTGTACCGCACGGCCGGGTTCCGCATGTTGCAGCGGACTTTTGCCGGCGTGCACGCCAGTCGAGCGCTTGACACGGCGATGGACAAGGAACATCGCGACCTGTCGCCGAATACGTTTGGCGCGGGCCAGGCGCTGATCCCCGATACGTTCATCCGCTCGATGGAAGTGAACATGCTCGCCTTCGGCGGGATGCTGCAAGTAGCCGAGGTAATCACCACCGCCGGCGGCGAGCTGATGACCTGGCCGACGGCCGACGACACCAGCAACGAAGGTGAGATCATCGGCGTGGCCGACAGCATCGGCAACTCGGTCGACCCGGCTTTCAAAGGCGTGCAATGGGGCGCGCACAAGTTCAGCTCGAAGCTGGTGAAAGTCCCTTCGGAACTGTTGGAAGACAGCGCGTTTGATCTGCCGACGATCCTGGGCGCCATGCTCGGTGAGCGCATCGGCCGGAAAATGAACCGGGAATGCACCGTCGGCACCGGCGCCAACCGGCCCAAGGGCATCGTCACCGCGGCGACGCTGGGCGTCACGGCCGCGAGCGCCACGGCGATCACTTACGACGAGATCATCACGCTCGAGCATCGCATCGATCCGGCGTATCGCAACGGCGCGGGCTACATGATGCACGACAACGTGCTGCTGGCGATCCGGCTGCTGAAGGACACGAGCGGCATGTACCTGTGGGTCAACGGCACCAACGCCAACATGCGGGACACGGTGAACGGTTACCCGAACACCATCAACCAGCACATGGCCAGCTCGATCGCCACAACGGCAAAAACCGTGCTGTTCGGCCAACTGTCGAAGTACAAGATCCGCCGCGTCGCGGCGGCGCGGTTCTATCGCCTGGTCGAACGGTATCGGGACCAGGACCAAGAGGGTTTTGTTTCGTTCGTGCGCGCGGATGGCAACCTGCTCGACGCGGGCACGGCGCCGGTCAAATTCCTGCAGCAGGCGTAAGTGGAAATCATCATTACGATGGCCATCGTCGCCGCGGTGCTGTGCGGCCTGGCTGAAACGATCGGACAGCACCGCCGCAAGGGCAAATAACTCTATCCCTGCCAACACGCCATGAAACGCATCAAACTCACCGCCGAACGGTTCGGGCCGGGCTATTTCCAAGAGGCGGGCCTGGTCATCGAGCTGCCGGACAAGGAGGCAGACGTCGAGATTGAACGCGGCCGGGCGGAGGAATACGTCGAGACCACGGCCGTCGAGCCCGGGGAAAACGCCGCGGCCGGTGCGCCGCGCGAGAAAGCGATCAACAAGCGGCCGCGGGAAAAACGCGGGTGATGCCTCCGCGCGGAACCCATTGCTTAAACAATTGCTTAAACAATTGGTTACCTTCCGCGGCGGGGACGCCGCGGCTCAGAACCGAGAACCCTGAACCCCACACACGAAAAATGCTTCGCGACCTTGCCAGCACGATCAAGCCGACCCGCGCCAACGCGCCGGTCGCCGCCACCACGGACAACACCGCGTACGTCTCGCAGATCGCCGACACGCTCGACTTCGACAGCGTGACGTACATCGGCCTGATCGGGTCGCTGGCGGACGCCGACGCCACGTTTACGATCCTCGTCGAGCATGGCGATGCGGCCAACCTGTCGGACGCCGCGGCGGTCGACGACAAGGACCTGATCGGGACGGAATCCGGCGCAGGCTTCACGTTTGCGGCGGACAACCTGGTGCTGAAGATCGGCTACAAGGGCAACAAGCGGTACGTGCGTGTGACCATGACGCCGGCGAACAACTCGGGCAACGTGTTTTACTCGGCGGTGTGGATCCTCGGTCATCCGCGCAACCTGCCGCAGACGAGCCAGTTGCACGCGTGACGCGAGTTCAAGGTTTAAGGTCCAAGGTTCCAGGTTCCCGAACTTTGAACCTGCAACGTGGAACCTGGAACCTGCGATGCCCTGGGCCTGGAAATACAAGACGACCGCGCCGGCGCCGCCGGTGCTTTTGCAGGAAGCCAAAGAACACCTGCGCGTGACGCACGACGACGAGGACTTGCTCATCATCAGCAAGCTCGCCAGCGCCGTGCGGAAGTGCGAGGAGTTTTGCCATCGGCAATTCGGCCGCACGCAGTTGGTGCTGGTGCTCGACCGGTTTCCGACCGGGCGCAAGCCCTTGTTTCTGCCGCGGCCGCCGCTGGTGAGCGTGGACTCGATCGCGTACGTCGACCCGGAGAACGTCACACGACTGTTCGTCGATCCGGCGATCGACACGGCCAGCGAGCCGGGACGGATTCAGCCGGAGGTTGGGCTGGTGTGGCCGGTAGTGCGAGACGTGATCGGCGCGGTGCAGATCGAATACACGGCCGGCTACACCGAGAGCACATTGCCCAGCCTATTGCGCGACGCGGTGCTGCTGCAGCTCGGCAGCCTGTATGAGCACCGCGAAGACATCGTGGTGGGCACAATCAGCAGCAAGCTGGCAATGGGCGTCGAGGACCTGCTGATGCCGTTCAAGGTGGGCGACGAATTCACCTGCTACGGTCCGGAGGCGCGGTACTCCGCGCAATAAACACTGAGGCGCGGTACACCGCGCAATAACACTGCTATGGCTGATGTGACCATCACTCCCGCGAACGTGGCGAAGGGCGCAGGCTCGGAGCTGGGCGAGGGTACCGCGGGCGCAACGATCGCCGCGGGCGATTC